TATACCGTCTAGAGCAAGTCTTACGACTTTCCATTTCACAAGACTTACTCAACAAATCATCAAACTTTCACAATCAAGACGATATGGAAGAAGCAAGAAAGATAGTAGAAAAAAAACACTAAGTCAAGACAGGGGCAACAAATGGAACAAAGATACATAGACGCATTACTGTTTGCAGGCGTAATACTAGCTGTGTTTGGTTTGGCTAACTTGTGGGAAGTGGTGAAAAACTATGTTAAATTTAATAAATAGATGTGTTAGCTGTGGTGGCTGGTGCTATAACGCTAGTTTCTGCAAATGGTGTATGCAAAGGATTAAATAATGCAAGAACTAATAATAGGTATGTTTGCTGGTGCGTTTATCAGCATAGCCTCACTAGCTATAGCGATTAAGTTATATCTTAAATAATGGCTACATATATTTGGTGTAAAGGCTGTCATAAGATGATTGCTAAAGAACTAATACACGAGTGCGACAATGAGTAACGTCATATATTTGCACTATCACTACGATTACGATAACAGTATAGAAGTGCCTTGCCGTGACGCTAAATGTTACCAGAAAATGCTTGATGATAAAAAGAAGCTAGAAGAATACCAAGATAAAATAGATCGTGATTTAGCACGTAAAGAAAACTTAATGATAATAAATGACTGGATACAAGACCCAAGGATAGACAACTACAACGATTACTGATATAAGTTACATACTTGGTAGCTAGTGCCAAGTCTAAACCTAAAGTCTAGGGTTGGTTGATAGCCAATTTAATCGCCGTTAGAGGGCGTTACTTACCTATGCCTAATCTGCATAGCGTGTAACAATACGAGAAGTTACGACATCATAAACTGCTATTAACGAGTCTCCTAATAGTTACATAAGTTTGTGATGATATGGCGAGACTAAGCCGAATAACCAATAAGGCTTCCATTCGATAGTACGAAACCTCAGGGGTTCAAACTAAGAGAGTGGTTTACATTCAAGCCATTCTCTGTACTTCAACACTCAAAGGTTCATAACAGATATAATATAAGAATATGGATATAATGAAACGTAATGGATCATCAACACGTTGGCGAAAACTTAGAGCATTCGTACTTAAGCGAGACAACCACACCTGCTACTACTGTGGAATTACTACAGCTAATACAGTCGATCATCTCACACCCGTCCATAAAGGGGGCACAGATGAACTCAGTAATCTCGTTACTGCTTGCAAACATTGCAACTACTCTAAAGGCTCAAAGACCGAGCAAGAATACAACCGTAAACGAGCAAGAAAGAAAAAAGAACGCGAAATGATACGATTTTTTGAGCACGATAAGACACCACCGACCCCTGCCACTTCTTTCTCTCCGAAAGAGCTTAAAAGCCCCTTTGAATTACCTAAAGGAGTTAGTTGTAATGATTAAAGAAGAAAAGCACAGAATTCTGCCTGCATTAGATCGTGCACACGACGAAGCGTTACGTCAGGGAATCATCTCAGATTTAGACGCTGCTGGTATGGCTATGGCGTTTACTCTAGCTGGTGTTCTTGACGGTGGAACATTGAAACCTATTGAAGAAGTTAAGTATATGGGACAGTTACAACAGATTTTGGATAAGTATGGGCTTAGCTTGTTTGGTCGTAAAGAGAAACCTGAATTAGAAGTTGGTGAAGACCCACTTGAAGCATTACGGCAACTCAGAACCGAGACTACAGACCACACCAATAGCGAGCCAAACTAAAGGTCACGAAGTTGTTGAGTTTGCTAAACAGATTGGTATGCCTTTACTGCCTTGGCAAGAGAACGTCATACTTGAATCAAGCAAAATAAAGGAAGACGGCTCATTTCAGCATAAAACTAACCTGATCATTGCAGCTAGACAAAATGGTAAAACCCATTTACTTCGTATGCGTATCCTTGCAGGGCTTTACCTATGGGACGAGAAACTACAAGTAGCCACAGCACAGAACAGAGACTTATCTTTAGAAACATTTAGACAGGTTATAGAAGTTGTTGATAACTTTGATTGGCTTAGACGTAAAGTTAAACATATTACAAGAGCTAATGGTCGAGAAGAAATAGAAATTAAAGGTTCAGGTTGTAGATACAAAATTATTGCACCAACAGCAGGCGCAGCTAGAGGTTTATCCTCAGACGTTGTTTACCTAGACGAAGTAAGACAACATAAAACCTTTGATGCGTTTAGTGCTTTGGCATACACAATGCAAGCACGCCCTAATTCTCAAGGCTTCTTTATCAGTAACGCCGGTGATCATCAAAGCGTTGTACTAAACAACCTAAGACAACGTGCATTAGACAAAATTGAAAAAGATACCGAAGACGATATTAATTTTATGGAATGGTCAGCTGCACCACACAGAAAACTAAACGACGTAGAAGGCTGGAAAGAAGCAAACCCTGCACTAGGGCGCACTATTGACATATCAGCAATTAAAGCCAGAATGTCAGACCCAACAGAAGTCTTTATGACCGAATGTTTAAGTATGTGGGTAACAACAATGAACAGCCCTTGGGCACTTGGTTCTTGGAATGCTTGTATGCAACCAATACTAGAACTTAAACCAGACAGATCAACTTGGTTAGGTTTAGAAATATCACCAGAACGAACAAGCTGGGCATTAACAGGAACACAAATACTTGACGACGGTTCAATAGCTGTAGGTTTAATGGAATCAGTTGAATCAGAATACGCAATAGATGATTTAATTATTGCTGGACGTGTCTCAGAGTGGTCTAAACATTACAACGCCGAAGCAATAGTTGCTAATAGGTTTAGTGGTGACTCAGTTGTTGCCAAGCTAAGACAAGCAGGCATAAACGCAGAAGTCATTAAAGGAAGTGATTACTATCAGGCTTGTGATGCAACATTATCGGCTATGAGTGGTGGTAGACTTGCTCATAGTAATCAACCTGACTTAACAGCTAGTGTTAACTCTTGTATTAAAAAAGCAAACGAGTCAGGGGCTTGGTATATTATGCGCCGACAACAATCAACAGCTGCTATTTCAATGGTTTTAGCAATATTTAAGGCTGAACAGTACGGCATACGTGGTTCAAACCAAGACATTGTAGTTGCTTAGGTGCTTGACTATTATAACGATTTGGTAAAGAATTAGAAGTTATGGGCTTCTTTCAAAACTTACTAGGTGTAACACCTGACAACAGCGCAAACAAAGTAGACGCAGCTGTAGCCCCATACAATTACCAACAGTACGCCCAACCATTTGACTATTTTGGTTTATCAGCAGTATCACGCGCACAAGCAATGCAAGTACCAGCCGTTGCAAGAGCTAGAAACATAATTTGTGCAACTATCGGATCATTACCATTAGAAGTTAGACGCGAATCAAACAACTCAAAAGTTGTGACCCCACTATTTATTAGACAACCAGACCCACGTATGACAGGACAATCTGTATATACATTTCTAGCAGAAGACATTTTATTTACAGGTCAAGGTTACTTACGAACTATGGAACTTGGCACAGACGGACGACCTTTATCTGCTGAATGGATTTCAGTAAGCCGTGTTACAAGAACTTTAGACGCATTAGGTCACAACGTCAGATACTACAGCGTTGACGGAAATCAAGTACCCGAAAATGGTTTAGGTTCTTTAATTCCTTTTACAGGATATGACGAAGGTTTACTTGTAAGAGCAGGAACAACAATACTTACGGCACTAGCTTTAGAAAAGGCAGTTAAAAGATTTGCAGACGAACCAACACCTAACGTTGTGTTGAAATCAAACTTGCCAATGCCAGCCGAAAGAGTTACAGCCCTACTTAATTCTTGGAAAGAAGCAAGACAAACACGTGGCACAGCCTTTGTTAACGACACAATCGACTTTCAAAGCATAGGATTTAGCCCAGAACAATTAACGCTAAACCAAGCACGTCAATATATGGCTTCCGAAATTGCTAGGGCTTGTAATCTTCCTGAATACTACGTAGGTGGTAACGCAGGTGGCTCAATGACTTACTCAAACGTTACAGCTGAAAGAAGAAGCCTAATAGATTTATCTTTACGTCCTTTGATGTCTTGCATTACACAAAGACTAAGCGACAACGATATAACCCCACGTGGATCAATAGTAAAATATAATCTTGAAGAATTCTATTCACCAAGCGCACAAGAACGCGCAGACATATACACAAAACTTATTCCTTTAGGTGTAATGACAGTAGAGGAAGCAAGAGAAAGGGAAGATTTGATAAATGAATAACTTTATTAAATTCTCAACCGACATTATCGCAGCTAATTCATCAAAACGTGAATTAACAGGCGTTATTGTCCCTTTTGGTCAAGTAGGACATACCAATATGGGCGACGTTGTATTTCAACAAGGCTCACTCAAAATCGGCGAAGGTATTAAACTTTTTACCGAACACGATATGACAAGACCAATTGGCAAACTAGCAAGATATGAAGAAGACGACAAAGGAATTGTCGGAACATTCAAAATAGCAAGAACCAATGCAGGAGACGACGCATTAGCCGAAGCACAAGAAGGTTTAAGAACTGGTTTTAGCGTAGGCGCAATGATAGATGATTATGTCACTAAAGGTGAACAAGTAATTGTTAACGAAGCTACCCTAAAAGAGGTATCTCACGTCACATTCCCAGCATTTGGCGAATACGCCCAAATAA